TGAACTACGACATCACACGCCGGCTAAAGGAGTCGAAGATCATCGACAGGATCGCGAACCAGTACCACTTGCGACTGGCGGCTGAAGCCATTCAGGCTATGTTCACTGAATCGATCGACTATCTTGTCGGACGCGAGTCAGGCGCTCGCGTTGAGGACATCCGCCAAACGGCGTCGCTGGAATAATGCAGGCGCCGAGGCCTCGCAATCAGCCTCGAATGCGCCTGATCGGCCCAGATTGCTGTCTCGCTGCTTTCCTCGCCAGCAGCCAACATAATGAGTTAGTCGCGCTGTGTAGCCGAGCCCTCAAGATTGTACCGGAACCACAACCGGGTCTTTGGGCCACTCTCATGCGCTTCGCTCCCGCCGTCGGCAAGATTACCCCCATGACTCCTACCGAGTGGATCTGGGCTGCCGACAAGCTGTCAACAAAGCAGAAGCTCGCTGCTATTGACAAGTTACATTACTACGAGCGCATGCCCCGAGCGGCATGGTCACAGACTAGCGCCTTCGTCAAGCGCGAGATCTGCCGCCTCAAGGCGTCGTGCCTTTTCCACTTCCACGTCACCAACGTGCCGCGTATCATTCAAGCTTGCACGTTCTACGCGAAGTTGTATCTCGGCGCCTGCTGCAAACCCTTCTCCGAAGCGCTCCGGCGCGAGTGGCATTGCAAGAACAAGGTCTTTTATTGCTGCGGGTATTCGCAACCGCAACTCGGGGACGTGTTCATGCAGAACATTGAGGAGGGCTATTGCCACACTGCCATGGGCGATGGCAACCGGTTCGACGTGCACGTCGATTGCGAAGCAATCAAAGTCGAGATCGAGATCTGTAGGCGCGCTGGTTTCACGGCGCGCGCTATGGAGGTTCTCATGAGTCAGTTGCAGACCAACGGCACTACAGCCAATGGCATTCGCTACCGCGTCAAAGGCACGCGCAAGTCCGGCGACCCGAACACCACGTGTGGCAACAGTCTCATGTTGGGGCTCATGATCCAGCATGCGACCGAGCTCGCAGGCATCACGGACTATCGCGCGTGGATCTACGGCGACG